GTGGATTCCTGCTATTAGGTAGCCAGGAGGCGAAGGCGCGTATGGGTGCGCGAACCCTGCTTGTAAACAAGCGGTAACTCGGTTATGTTGAAAGCGTGTTCAAGCCAACGAAGTTTGTTCCAGTTGAGAAGGTTAGGACCGTGTCTGCAATCGTAGCCAGACTGGAAGTAACTGAAGAATCGGACGTATTTAGCGTCTCCAAATCCTCCAGCGATTCCGAGGCCTAAAAGGCGTTGGAAGCTGTCGAACGGGCGGGCAATGTACGTGTCTGCGTACGCAGCCAACATAAACCATTCGGTGGTTGGGCGGTGTGGTCGAAGTTGCGACCAGGTGGTTCCAGAAACGTGCATATCTGATGGGCCTGTGGCGACACAAGATTTTGCGACTGAAACGGTCATTCCAAAGAAGTAGTCGAAGAATCGAGCTGCTTTCTCAAGTATACCAGTAGAGTAAGAGACAGATGCCGTAAAGGCAGAGTCATCTCCGTTGGTCTTGAGATTCTTGATAGGAATGTCTGAATACAAGGCGAAAGTTGTAATCAGAATACGATTGACAATTGAGTCAATCAAGTTCGTGAAGTGCGAACCAGATGGTACGCCGTGATGTTTGGTAACACAGCGGCCATTGGGAAGAAGCATTGGTGTATGAATGAAATATTCAATGATATTGTCAAATGCTTTCTCGGCACGAACATCTACTCCGGAGCGTCCTTTTTGTAATCCATGGACTTTGTCGTAGTAGTAGCCAAATTTGATATTTTGGCGCAACACTGCAAACGCATCACGAATGAGTCGTGTATTGCGAAAGGTGTCAAATGACTTAAAGTCAAGACCAATTCCTGAAGTGCCTTCCTCGTCGGAGAGTAGTGACATGAATTTTTGAATTCGGAACTTGGAATCAACTCCTGTTAAGAAGTAGTCTGCTTTCTCGCTGTAAAGTTTGTCGATCAGCGGTTGAGCGAAGACTGCCTCACAGGCGGTCATTGCGGCAGGGTACATCCACACAAAGCGAGTCTTCGGGTCGGAAGCCTCAGCTAAACCTCCACGTGTTGAAGCAACACAAGGAAGAAGCGGGCATCGATGTAAATCGAAGAGCTTAAGATGGTGGAAATGGAAACGTCCCTCTTGACGCAGTTGGTCAAAGATATCTCCTTTGCGTTGAAAGT